ACGTGCCATCAGAAAATTACGAAGCTCTTGACACAGAAACGGTTGCTGATCTACTGGGCGTCACTCCCCGGCAGGTTCGTAACTGGGCAATAAACAAGGGCTTACCATTCAAAGACGATCCCCGCGGCCGTCGCTTCAAATGGCGTGAGGCCCTTGAGTGGTACATCGTTTACCGCACGGAAAAGGACGGAAGTCGCGGAAGTCAGCCGCCCGCTCCGGACCCGGAGTCCAATGAAGAGCAGACTGAATCCCTCGAGCAGGCAACAACCCGCAAAACCATCGCTGAGGCGAATCTCAAAGAGCTTGAGCTCGCCACCAAGCGCGGCCAGGTGGTGGCCATAGCCGACGCCCAACGCGCCATCGAAGTAGTCAGCAAGAACGTCCAGCAGAAGCTTCTTTCCGTGCCGGCCAAGCTCACCGGACGTCTCATGGGCGTTGCCGATCGCAACCGCATCCATGCCATCCTCGAAGTCGAAATGAAACAGCAGTGCACCGAGCTGGCCGGGATCTCCCTGCAGGCCAATAAGAAGCCACAGCCGGAGACGGAAGAATGAGCTACGTCTCCAGTCCTGAAGGCCTCGCCGCGCTTGAGCAAGCGATCGCCGCCGGCTTGCAGCAGTTCACGCCGCCGCCCGTGCTTTCCCTTTCCGCGTGGGCCGATGAATTCGCCGTCCTCAGCCGTGAAGATTCCGCCCAGCCCGGCAAGTTCCAAACCAGTTCCGCGGAGTATCAGCGCGGCGCCATGGACGCCATCACTGACCCGGGCATTGAGAACATCATCCTGAAGTGGGCATCCCAAACCGGCAAGACGCGCATTCAGATGAACGCCATCGGCTACTACTCACACCATGATCCGTCGCCCATCATGATGATCCAGTTTTCCCTGGAAGAGGCCGAGAAGTTCAGCAAGAACCGCGTGGCCAAGATGATCCGTGATACGCCGGTGCTGAAAAAGCTTTTCAAGGACCCGCGGGCGCGCGATTCCGGCAATACTCTGCTCAACAAAGAATTTCCCGGTGGCGTCCTGACCCTGGCGGGCGCGAACTCTCCGGCCGGCCTTGCTTCTAAGCCCATCCGGATCCTGATGCCGGATGAGGTTGACCGCTATCCCGCCTCGGCCGGGACAGAAGGCGATCCCGTCGCGCTGGCCAAAAAGCGCACAACCACATTCTGGAACCGCAAAAATATCGAGGCGTCCACTCCCGGCATCAAAGGCCTCAGCCGCATCGACAAGGATTTCGAGAACTCCGATAAGCGCTTATTCTTTGTTCCCTGCCCGCAGTGCGCTGAGATGCAAACCCTGAACTGGGACAGGCTCAAGTGGCTGAAGGATGCAAAGAACCGCGCGCTCCCTCAGTCGTGCTTCTATGTGTGCGTCAACGGCTGTGAGATTCAGGAAGGCGCGAAGTATGACATGGTGCGCCAGGGCGAATGGCGCGCCACTACAAAGAGCGCAGACGGCAAGACGGCGGGCTTCCAACTGAACGCTCTATACTCGCCCTGGACTACATGGGCTGAACTGGTATCAGAATGGCTTGAGGCGCAAGGTCCGCAAAACACTGAGCTGCTAAAGACCTTCGTCAATACTCGCCTGGCTGAGACGTGGGAACTCCGCGGCGAAGGCGCCGAGCAGAGCGAACTGGAGAAACGCGCCAATGAGAAGTATGCCGATGTGATCCCCGCCGGCGCGCTCATCCTCACCGTGGGCGCAGACGTTCAGAAGGACCGCATTGAGGCCACGCTCATCGGCTGGGGCCTGAATGATGAGTCCTGGGCAATCGATCACAAGATCTTTCGCGGCGATCCCTCAAAGCAAGAGGTCTGGGATGAGTTCGACGCTTACGTGCAGCAGACCTGGCAGCATGATAGCGGCGTGCAGATGCGCGTGGTGTGCGCCATGATCGACTCCGGAGGCCACCACACTAAACAGGTGTATAGCTTCACCCGCAAGCGCGAACTGCGCAAGGTCTATGCGATCGTAGGCCGCGCCGGCATCGGAAGGCCGCTAGTGTCCAGGGCTAACCGCGTGGGCAAGGAAAAGACGCTGCTCTTTACCGTGGGCGTCGATACCGCCAAGGAACTTCTCTATTCCCGGCTGCGCAATATCAACCCGGGCCCGGGCTATTGCCACTTCCCGGCCAAGCCCTGCTTCGATGCCGAGTTTTTCAAGCAGCTGACGTCGGAGCACATGGTCACCAGGACCGTGGAGAATCAGACGCGCATCGAGTGGAAGAAAAAGTACGAGCGCAATGAAGCGCTGGATTGCCGCGTCTATGCCATGGCCGCGCTCGATCTGTTGCAGCCCAAGTGGGATGCCGTCGCTAAGAACTTCCAGACGCAGGTTGAAGCCGCTAAAAAGGCCAAAGACAAGCCTACCGCGCCACAAAAACCGCCTAAACGCGGTCGCGGATGGGTTAATTCATGGAAGATTTGACCGTTTTTTCCTTTCCGCGCTAACCGTAAGGCGTGACGCCGCCTCGCCCAACCGTTGAACCTCAGTCTCTGATCGCCGGAGACACACTCCAGTTTGACCGCAACTTCGATAACTTCAGTCCGGTTGATGGCTGGGCGCTCTCCTATTCGCTCACCTTGGTTGGCAAAGCGCCCATCAACATCACAGGCGGCGTTATCACGTCTACCGGCTCAACCTGGAACATCAATGTGCCGGGCTCTACCACGGCTGGCTGGGCGGCTGGCAAGTATAAGTGGTTGGCCTATGTGAAGGGCAGCGGCACTTTCGCCGGTGAGCGGTTCATCGTGGCTGAGGGCGTGATCGAGATCAAGCCCAACCCTGAGACCGCAGACGCAACCACCGATTACCGCTCTGACGCCAAAAAGAACCTTGACGCCATTGATGCCGTGCTGGCCAACCGCGTAACTGCCGACGTGGCCAGCTACAAGATCAACGGCCGCGAACTGGTCAAGATGCGGCATTCCGATCTGCTCGAGCTCCGCGGCTATTTCTTCCAGCGTTACAAAGCTGAACGTATCGCCGCGGGCGAAGTCTTTCCTAGCTCAACCGTGGGTGCTTACTTTGGGCCAACGAGGTAAGAGGAGTGCACATCATGACGCATAAATGCTTTCTCGTTGAAAAGACCGGCAACACACGGAAGCGTCCATGCGCGTGTGGCGATGTCACCTGTAAGGCTGAGTTCGAGGAATATGAATGGCGCCGGACTGACACCGGCGAAACACTCTTTGGATGGCCGTCAGAGTTTGGCGTTGGTGCCATGCACTTTGAGGAATCGAATGGCTACCACTGGGGCGCCGAGGATACCAAGCCTCATCTGATCGTGCACACGCCTGGCGGTTCTTGGGACATCGACAGCCGCGCCAGCAACTGCACTCTCCCGAATGACAACGTTCACCGCTGCTGGGTTCGTCACGGGACCGCACCGGATATCACGGTCGACAAGAACGGTGTGACCTGCGCCGCCGGCGCCGGTTCGATCATTTGCGGCAATTATCACGGCTTCCTGAGGAATGGAGAGCTGACCTAATGGCCATCGAAGCCCTGAACCTCACCCCGATTCGACACGAAATGATGGCAGCCGCGCTCAAGACATCGCCCGCCGCTCCGCTGGGTAAACGTGATATCACCATGCCGCCACAACTCCTGCAGGCCCTCCAGGCCGGCGGATACAAGGCCGCGGCGTTCAATCGTCTGACCATGGATTGGGCCACATCCATCCTCAGCGCCGATCAGGAGCTCTTCAGTGATCTGCGCCGCCTCCGCGGGCGCGCCCGTGCGCTGGCCAAAAACAATCATTACGCGGCCAAGTTCCTGCGCCAGGTGGAAAAGAACGTTGTGGGTGACAGCGGCATCACCTTCCAGGCCAAGGTCAAAAAGCAGCGCGGCGAAGGCCTGCTGGAAAAGGTCAATGAAACCATTGAGGACGCCTGGGCCGATTGGGGCGAGAAGGATAACTGCTCCGTCGACGGCAAGCTGAGTTGGGAGCATCTGCAGCGCTTCTTTATCCGCAATGTGGCCATGGACGGCGAAGTCTTTCTGCGCAAGGTCCCGCTGCCCGGCAACCCGCACCTGTTCTCGCTCCAGTTCATTGACCCGGACCAGGTTGACCCGACGTTCTTTATCGAGCGGCTGCAAAATGGCAACGAGATCCGGATGGGCGTTGAGGTGGATTCATACCATCGCACCGTCGCGTACTGGATCTGGAATCGTCACCCGTCAGAGCAGACGTCTAACCCGCAGTCGCGGATCCGTGTCCCGGCCAGCGAGATCATTCATGCATTCATCCCGCTCCGTGTCAACCAGACGCGCGGTGTGCCGTGGATGGCGCCATCCATGCTCGAGATGAACATGCTGGTGGGCTACAAAGAGGCGGAAGTGGTTGCCGCCCGCGTGGCCGCGTCCAAGATGGGCTTCTTTGTTTCGAAAACCGGAGAACAGTACACCGGCGATCCGTCACTCTCCGGCAACCCTGATGACAATCTGGCGCCCAACATGGGCCCGCAGCTCATGGACGCCAACCCGGGCTCGTTTGAATCGCTGCCCGCCGGCATGACGTTTGAAAAGTGGGACCCGCAGCATCCCAATTCCAGCTATGACGCCTTCTGTAAAGGCTCGCTCCGTGGCATCGCCAGCGGCCTTGATGTCTCTTACCACGGGCTGGCCAACGATCTTGAGGGCGTGAACTTCTCCAGCATCCGCGCCGGACTACTGGAAGAACGCGATACCTGGCGTCTCCTGCAGCAGTGGGTGATTGATTCGCTCTGTCAGCCCGTCTATCGCGCCTGGCTGCCTAACTCCATCGTCGCCGGTGGCCTGGCGCTCGATGCCGCCAACATCGCGCAATATGCCAAGTCCGCAACCTGGCACCCGCGCGGCTGGGACTGGGTTGATCCCTACAAAGACGTAATGGCCTCCACGCTCGAGGTACAGAACGGCTTCGCTACTCACTCCATGATCCTGGCCGAGCGCGGCCTGGACTTTGAGGAAGTGATGGCAGAGCTCGCCCGCGAAAAAAAGGCAATCGCTGACCTTGGCCTGATTCTCGGGACGGATGCAAAGGGCGTAGCCGATACGGCCTCCGATGATCAGAAGGACCCGAACGCACAAGAGGAGACCGCTGAAGGGGAACCCAGCGGCAAAAAGAAATCCCCAAAAGCCGGATCGGGCAAGAAAAGCACGTTCCGTCGCCTCAAAGAGATCATCGACGCGGAAGATGCAGCAGAAGAAGCGCAGAAATAGGCCCGATTTGACCGAAAAAAAGTTTTCACGCTACTAACGAACTGTGAGCACCAAGCCCAACACGCCGGAGACGCTGCCAGTCCAGTATCGCCATTCTGTGGTTGATCGCGCCGGACTGAATGAAGAGAAGCGCACGCTGGAACTGTCTTTCTCCAGTGAAACGCCTGTCCCGCGCTGGTACGGCAATGAGGTGCTTGATCACTCCAAAAAATCTGTCCGCATGGATCGCATGTCTAACGGCGCTCCGTTGCTGGCTAATCATGACGCCGATCAGCATATCGGCATCGTGGAATCAGCCGGCATCAAGGACAACCGTGGCGTGGCCACGGTGCGCTTCGGCAATTCGCCGCTGGCGCAGCAGAAGTTTCAGGACGTGAAAGACGGGATCCTGCGCAATGTGAGCGTCGGATACATCATCCACAAGTCACAGTTAACCGAATCCGATGACAAGTCGCCGGATGAATACCGCGCCATTGACTGGGAGCCGGTTGAAGTGAGCCTGGTAGCCGTCCCGGCCGATCCCACGGTAGGCGTTGGACGTGAGATGCGCGAGTTCCCGTTGGCTGTTGAAAAAGTTCCCGCGGCGGCTGCCGCAATTCCCACACAGGAGAATCGATCTATGAGCACCGCTGCCGTTACACCGAATGTTGAAGTCAATGCCGATCGCGAAAAGCTGGTCAATGCAGAGCTTGGCCGGGTGCGCAACATCTCCGCGCTGGGCGCTGAGTATCGCCAGTTCGTCACCCCGCAGCAGGTCGCAAAGTGGATCGCTGAAGAGACTCCGGAAGGCGACGTCCGCAAACAGATCGGCGATCTGCTCATCAAGCGCTTCGCTCCTACCGGCGGCGCGTCTGCTGAGGCCGTGGATCTGAGCGAGAAAGAGCAAAAGACTTATTCCATCGTGCGTGGCATCCAGAGCTTCCTCAACAACCGCCAGCCGTGTTTTGAAGCGGAAGTATCTGCAGCGATGGCCAAGACGTTAGGACGCGAGCCCACTCGCGGCTTCTTTGTTCCCAAATCGCTGATGGTTGACAAGGCGGCAGCGCAGCGCGGCATGGAGTACGCCCAGCGCGCTCCGCTGACCACGCTCTCTGGCGCTGCCGGTGCGTTGACCGTCGAGACCGCAGTTGAACCGCTGATCGACATCCTGCGCAATAAGATCGTGGCTCGCCGCCTGGGAGCGAAGTTGCTGACCGGCCTTCGTGATCCGCTGCTCTTCCCCAAACAGATCACCGCTGGTGCTGGCTTCTGGATGGCTGAGAACTCGGGCGCTGACGTGACCGAGCAGGACCTGACCTTCGGCAGCTTCACCCTCTCGCCCAAAACCGTGATGGCCCTCCAGAAATACAGCCGTCAACTCTTGGCGCAGAGCACGGTGGATATCGAGGCCTTGGTCCGGTATGACATCGCCGCCCAGATCGCCATTGCAATTGATTCCGCGGTGATCAACGGTTCCGGCGCGTCCAACCAGCCGCTGGGAATCCTTAACCAGGGATCGATTGACGTTGTGGCGCTCGGCACCAACGGCGCGCAGCCCACCTTCGGCAACGTCCTGCAGCAGGAGACTGACGTCGCCACCGCGAACGCCGATATCGGGAGCTTGGCTTACGCCACCACTCCTGGAATCCGTGGCCGGCTGAAACAGACGGCCGTTCTCTCCAACACCATCGGCATGCCGGTGTGGACTGGAGACAAGCGGATTGAAGGCGGCTTGCAGCAGGGAGAGGTCAACGGCTATCCAGCGATGGCCAGCAACCAGATCCCGTCCAACCTGACCAAGGGCACCTCTTCCGGAATCTGTCACGCTATCATCTTCGGCGATTGGAGCTCGGTCCTGATCGGCGAATGGAACGCTCTGGAGATTCTGCCTGACCCGTACACCCTTGGAGCGCAGGCCATGGTCAGGGTGTTCGCCTGGGATTTGTGTGACACCAATCTCCGGTATGTCTCCACGTTTTCTGTGGTTAAGGACGCATTGCCGTAAAAAGCGATGCAATAACTCAGGCGGCAGCCTAAAGCTGGCCGCCTGAAGGCCAGATCAAGATAACCCCAACAAACGACAGAAGGGCTGGCCAGCAGAAGATCGCTGGCCAGCCTGGATTAACGAACTTAGGAGCTGAGCAAATGAAGGTAATCATTAAGTCGCATCCTGGCAATCCGGCACACGTCGACAAAGAGAAGGTCAAAGCTGGCGCGCATTCGGGCGTTCAGACGTCAAAGGGCGATAAGTTCCACGGCGAAGTGGTCGACCTGCCCAAGGACGAAGCAGGGCTATTGATCGCGGCAGGCCGCGCCAAAGAGTTTGATCCTGAAGAGGACGGCAAGAAAGCCGAGAAGTAAAACCTTGATCGCCTGTTGGGCTGGTTGAATGCCTAAGCAGTGCTCAGTGAGACTGGCAGGCGAATGGCCCGGATAA